GTATGTGGTTTATATCTGCAAGTAAACTCATAGTTTTTCAATCTCCTTATCCAGAGCACTTTTCATTGCTTCCATACAATCCTTTTTAGATGCTCTTTTTGAGGGCTTGAGCCATGGCTTGGGCGGTTGACCGGACTTACCATACTCGATAACCGCAGCCTTTAGTGCATTGGATACACCTTTACTGTCTTTGGTTGTCGGAATACCAACACGAAGCGTCCAATCCCCTTTATAGTTCTGTACCGGCTTCGAGGATTCAAGAGATGCTAGTAGCTCACCCGTTGACCGAGATGGGTCCTTTGTTCCTTGACCAATGCGAAGGGCTAGATTGCTTTTCGCCTTCTTGATGGCTGGCTCTGCACCTTCTTGAAGGACCCTCGGTACAATATCATCGAACTTGTTATTCAGCTTTGAGAGCTTATTAATAAAATCCTCTGGCATCTTAAATGAACAGCGTCCCATAATGTAAAGCCACCTCCTTCAATGAAGAAAGAGCCTGAATATTTTTTTCAAACTCTTTCCATAATATTTGAAATTACTCCTTGCCACAAAGACCGATTAGCATCTGCATCAATGATTTATCTTCAGTCCATTGTGGAAGGTCAGCGTCAATACGTATTTGTGCGGATTCAATAGATTTTCGCCGCATCTCAGTATCAGCTTTTGCGTAAACTTCGGTTGTTTCAACGTGCACATGCCCTAAAAAATCTCGAATGTAAATCATATTAACCCCAGCTTGGAGTAAATGCATTGCTTTTGAATGTCGCAAGACGTGTGGTGAAATATTTTTAGGCAGTTCAGGATTAAGAATTCTGGCAGCATCACAATATTTTTTAAGAATATACGCTACTCCTGCTCTACTAAGCTTATGACGTTGATGGTTTTGGAAAAGTGGATAATCACCTCTACCATTAGCTGTTAACCCTTGTTCAGTAATATATTCTTTAAGTAGTAATGCTGTACTTTCCATAATCGGAACAGCGCGGGTTTTTTGACCTTTACCAGTTAATTTTACGGTGTATGGTTTTTGTGTTCGCAAATCATTGACTTGTATATCGCAGATTTCTTGAACACGTGCTCCCGAATCGTACATCAAACTCAAAAGTGCTCTGTCACGCCTTCCATATGCATCTCTTGAATTTGTCTGAGTAATAATTGCATTAACCAACTTTGGTGACAAGTGAGCTAATAATGGAGCGGGTTTCTTTTTAAAGCGTAATCCGAGAATTTTTTGATACTCAAAAATATACTCAGGTTTTTGCAAACTCGCATACCTTGCAAACGCTCTTATCGCAGAGAGTCTAATGTTTCGAGTAGAGACACTACATCCTCGATCATGCTCCAGCCAAGAAAGAAACTCAGAGATGAAACCAGCAGTGAAATCATTTAGTGTGATTTTTTCAGGATTTAAGTTATGGTGCTCTGCTGAAAAAGATAGTACCAGTTTAAAAGTGTCACGGTATGACATTATCGTATTTTGGGAAAGTCCTGCTTCCCCAGGAAGGTACATTGTTAGGTATACTGACAAACATTCCGCAAAATCGGTAGTTTTCATTTGATAACGACCTCCATTCCAGGAATGATGTATCCATATTTTTCTTGCATAAGTGCAGAGATTTCAGGATAAACTTCTGCGGTCATCCGTAAATATTGTTCAGTAGCACTTATGTTTTCATGACCGAGATACTCCCTAAGATATGGTAGTGCTGTTGTGATGTCATCACCGTTTGCAGTCCATTTTTGTAAGCAATGAACTGCGAAGGTGTGGCGAAAGTCATGAATTCTCGGCCCTTTACCTCGACCACCATGATGGATTTGAGCTTGTAATAGTAATTTGCGAAAAGTAGAGTAAACCGAACGATTTCCATAATAGCCTCCATCGCGTGAAGGCAAGAACCAATCATCGCTGTCACCAATCAGTCTCGTTTTAGCATACTTTGCACAAGCTGTTGTTAACTCTTCAGACATCGGGACATAGCGACTTTTTCCAAATTTGCTGTCATGGATAGTAAGTATACCTGATTTTAAATCAACATCCTTCCCTCGAAGATGAGTAGCTTCTGATAGACGTAGACCGCAACAATACAAAAGTCGGAATAAAACAGGCATAACTAAATGCCTACGAGGAGCACTTGTGTTTTCAAATGGCTGCATAGAATCAACAGCATTAAAAAATCGATTAATTTCTTCATGTGTAAAGATATATGGTACAAAGCTTTTATGCAGTTTTCCAAGTTCAGAGCTTGAAGGGATATATGCGGCATACCCCATACGAATCATGTATTCTGCAAACTGACGTATAGTCGAAAATCGGTGGTAGCGAGTACGATCTGATTCCATCGGTCTTGGAGAAATCCACGCTTTTACAACTTCCTCCGTAAGTGTTTCTGAGGGAATATTGTAGTTTTCTGAAAACCGACTAAATTCGCTGAGCCTTTCATCTTCAGATCTGTATTCATATCCAACTGCACGTTTTTCAATGATAAATGCTTTGCATATTTGGGCAAGCACACCGCTATATGTGCATTCCGGTGGTTTATGAGAATTATTCAAATTTCATCACCTCCGGTAACGAAAGTGTACATTTTCGCAAACCTTCAACATCAACTTTTAGATAAGGTGTTGTGGAAGAACAGCTTACATGTCCCATAATGTCTGAAACTTCAGGAAGCGGTGTTCCTTGCTCCAATAGCCTTCGAGCAAATCCGTGTCGTAGCGAATGAACTCCCTTTGTAGTACCAGAGGACTTCGTTATTCCACACAATCGAGTATACTTCGTTAATATGGAACTTACTGACGTGGGTTCCAATTTCCTATATGGAGCATTTGAGGTTAGAAATACCGAATCACTTTCAACAGTGGGGCGAGCATATCTTAAATAATCAATAATAGCCCATCCCACATCGTCACAAAGAGGGTGAATTAATCTTTTTCCCGTTTTGTGTTGCACTAGGTCTATCTCATTGCGATCCCATTTTAGTGATTCTAGCTTTAATCCAGCAATATCTGACCTCCTAAGTCCGAGCTGTACCACCAAAAGTATCACTGCATAATCGCGTTTACCAACAGGGTTTGTTCGATCAATGCTTTTCATCAAGAGTTCAATTTCACTTTTTTCCCAAAGTGCGGGAATAGTTTGATTTTGTTTCACACTCACTTTGGGAACGCTTGAAGACCAGTCTTTAGCACAGTAACTGTTACGAAAAAGAAAACGGAAATAATTTTTTAATGTGGAAAGCATATGTTGAACTGATGTTGTCGCACAACCTTGTAATGAAAGTGTATAGTCAGAAATTAACATCGTTGATAGATCCGATATACCACTGAGGCCGCGAAACCCCATAAAATCATAAAATCTTTTGATATTGCGCTTCCGCAATGCTCTAGTGGACTCACGGTGATCGGCAGTTTGAACACCATTCAAGTAGGCATTAACAATTAGTCTATCCTGAAGATACCAATCAGATTCTTTTTGTGATGACCATTGCCTACGAAAAGCACCAAACAATTGCATTTCACCTAATCTTCGAACGCAGCGAACGGCTTCAAGCACTCTATCCGGCGTTCTTACAGGATAATGTGCTGGATAATTGAATTTTTCTGAAAGATATCGTGCTCCGATTTCTTCAGAGAAAATATCTTGATTAGTGGTTTCAAGAACGTATTCTAAAAACCACCGACAGTCTTTTTTAACATGCCTTATCAATGACTTGCTGTAGCCGAGTCGTTCCATTTCTACAATAAAGGCATCGATAAGCGCAGTTAGAGTTAATTTTCTTTCCATGGTTTGTCCTCCTTTAATAGATTAGAAGTCAAATAGACTTACTAATAATTATACGGGATTATGGAAAGAAATTTTTCTGTTAAGCTTGATAGATGAACATTTTAAGGAGGTGACTTTACATTATGGGACGCTGTTCATTTAAAATGTTATGGAAAGCTTTTCATTACATTTTGAAAGTTGCTTTTGCCATGTTCATCACCCCTTTGACCCTGTCACTTTTTCCGCCAACACCTCCACATACATGCCTTTTTCTCTGATATCTTCCACGCTCAGAACATTATACATTTCACCTTTACACACCAATACATGAGTCGTGCTGATATCAATAGCAGGTGGCTTGCGAAACCTAAAAAGGGCGGTAGCAGTTGTAAAGCTTGCCCTGTTTTTCCAGGCTTCATTACCATGTCTGTTTTCTTTATAGGCTCTGGTCTTTAGTAAAAGGACTTCTTCTTTTGTCACGAAACCCTCTTCATCTCTCACCGAGTTGGTGCGATAGATTTCAATAAAGGTCTGCATCATTCCAAAACTCATATGACCACATCCCTATTCATGCGAAGGAGCATGTTTACCACACGCCACACCTGCTCACTGGCATCCACCTTATCCTGAAAAAATCCGCCAGTGCTACCATCCCGACTTTCGTAAAAGTGAGATGATAGCATAATAACAGCCTGTTCTGTGGTCGGATCCATTGGATTTATCTCATAGAATCCCGATACTTTTTTCTGATAGCCTTCTGCATAAGAGGTGGCGGCGGTGATGTAACTTGTGATGAGCTCATCGTCCTCATTATGATCAAGTATCAGATTCTTTTTTACCTTCTCTAGTAAAGCTGACATCACCGACTACCTCCTTCCTTATTCTGATGCCATAAGCCCGGAAGCTTTAAGCTTTGCAAGAAGTGCATTAAAATCAGCCACCAATGCCGGCACATCTGCTGCGGTGCTATCTGTCTGAAGGGCAGAGGGTTTAACCTCCACACCATCAAATGTTAGCTTACCTTCAGCGGTGATTAAAAGCTCGCCACCGATAACCGTTTTTCCTCCACCCTGCTCGGTATAGTTCTTAACATTACTCATTGAGCATCACCTACGCTTTCTGCTGAAGAACCTTGATGGCTTCAGCAAGAATCAGTTTCCCATCCACTCTCTGGCTTGCCTTAAATCCTACCTGACCGGTGGCTGCAAAGAGCTCATTAAG